ACTTACGTTACGTCAATTAAATGGGCTAAATTGGAAATGACTTGTACTTTTGTAGCACTAACAGACAGGCGTATTTCTGCCGATACCTGTATGAAATATGGTGTTACTGTTGAGAGAGAAGCAGGAGCCATAACTAAGCACCACTATCCATTCAAAGATAAGGATGGGATAGTTCGTGGCAGTAAGGTTCGGATAGTGAAGGACAAGGAGTTCTACGCTACAGGAACGACACAGGGCTTGACGCTATTTGGGCAGGATACTTGTAGAGGTAGTGGTAGGTTCATTACCATTACTGAAGGCGAGCTGGACTGTCTGGCTGTGGCTGAGATGTTCAGTGCTAAGTGGGATGTTGTTAGCCTTCGCAATGGGGCTTCATCTGCCGCTAAAGAAGTCAAGGAGCAGCTAGAGTTCCTTGAAGGTTACGAGTCAGTAGTGTTGTGCTTCGATAACGACAAGGCAGGTAAGGATGCCGTTGAGGCTGTCCGTGATCTGTTCTCACCCAACAAACTAAAGATAGTTAATCTTCCCCTAAAGGATGCAGGGGATATGCTGAAGGAGAACAAGGTTAGAGAGTTCACCGCAGCATGGTGGGATGCTAAGGTCTACAGACCCGATGGCATCGTAGCTGGGGTTGACACATGGGACATGATCGTCAATGCCCGTAAGACTAAATCTACACCGTACCCGTGGGCTGGCTTGAATGATCTAACTAGAGGTATGCGCCCCTATGAGCTAGTTACAGTTACCAGTGGTTCTGGTATGGGTAAATCACAGTTGATCAAGGAGTTGGAATACTATCTATTCAAAGCAACCACCGACAACATAGGTATACTTGCACTGGAGGAGTCAGTAGATAGGTCTGTAATGGGTTTGATGTCTATTGAGGCTGATGCTCCACTTCACTACGAGGAAGACATGAACACAGACGACCTCAAAGTCTATTGGGATTCTATAATGGGCAGCAATCGGTTCTACTTGCTGGATCATTGGGGTTCTACTGGTGAAGAAAACCTAATGGCTAAGGTTAGGTACATGGCTAAAGCTATGGATTGCAAATGGATTGTGTTGGATCACCTATCAATCGTTGTCTCCGCACAGGACAATGGCGACGAGAGAAAGGCGATAGACTCAATCATGACCAATCTACGGACTTTAGTTCAGGAGTTAGGTATAGGGTTATTCCTTGTATCACACCTTAAACGATCTAGCGGTCAGTCACACGAAGAGGGAGGAAGAGTTAGCCTGTCTGAACTACGAGGTAGTCAGTCGATAGCTCAACTCTCAGACATCGTGATCGGTCTTGAGCGTGATCAACAGTGTGAGGATGAAGAGATCAGGAACACAACAGTAGTGAGGGTACTGAAGAACAGATACACTGGCTTGACAGGGCCAGCGTGTTACCTCCACTACGATAAATTTACAGGACGTATGAAAGAAGTTCCTAAACCAGTAGAGGTAGTAGACAATGATTTCTGAGTCAGACGTAATAGAGATGCCGGTGACCACGCCAATCATGACTACAGCACACGCTAAGTCAGTAGAGATGGGTATACTCCACAAATCCATAACCGGCGGTGAAGGGAACTTAGCTGGGTTTATAGGTGAAGGGTTAGTGCATCAATACCTTCTAGACAATGGTGGTATAGTTAGTTGGGAGAACACCTACGAGTACGACATGATCCTGAATGGTGAAGTACGAATAGACGTTAAGACTAAACGTACCAGCGTTAAGCCTAAGATGCACTACGATTGTTCAGTGAGTAGTGGGAAGAAGCAGGACTGTGACATCTACGTATTCACTAGAGTTAAGAATGATTTCAGTGTTGGATGGTTGTTGGGTTACATGCCAGCTAAAGAGTATTTTGAAGTTGCAAACTTTATGGAGAAGGGTACAATTGACCCTTCAAATGGATGGAAAGTGTCGAAGGATTGCTATAACCTTCCTATCGACGAACTGAGGAATATGAATGAACTTACCACAGAAGATATTGGTACTGGACATAGAGACTGATGGACTCAAACCTACAGTCATCTGGTGTTGTGCGGCGAGTAATGGAGAAGTGTATTACGATGCTATTTCTTTTAATGCTTTTATCCGTGATCTGGATACTGAAACGACACTTGTCGCACACAACGGGTTAGCTTACGACTTCCCTGTTCTAGAGAGACTGTGGGGTGTAGACTTATCCAACTTCCCTAAGCTGGACACGCTGGTACTATCGAGGCTGGCTAACCCATCACGGGAAGGTGGACATAGTTTGAAGTCATGGGGTGTAGAGTTAGGCTTTCCAAAAGGTGACTACAATGATTGGTCACACCTAAACGATGAGATGGTGTCTTACTGTAAGCAGGATGTAGCTGTCAACGAGAAGCTATTCAGTAAACTTAAGATTGAGTTAGCTCACTTCAAGGGTGACTGTGTTGAGCTAGAGCATCAGGTACAGTCAATCATTGTTGATCAAATAAACAACGGTTGGCAGCTAGATGAGCGATATGCTTATGACTTAGTTGCTACCTTAAAGGAGAGAGTATATGAACTTGAAGCAGAAGTACATGCAGTGTTTCTACCACTGCCAACTTTCATATCTGAGGTCACACCAAAGGTTAAGAAGGATGGTACGTTCAGTGTCGTTGGTCTTAAGTTTCTCGGAGATAGTTGGGTTGATGTTGGTGGCCGGTTTAGTCGGGTGGACTATCCAATCTTTAACTTAGGTTCAAGACAGCAGATAGGTAGGTGGTTGCAACACTTTGGATGGAAACCTGAAGTATTCACCGACAAAGGCCAGCCTAAAGTAGATGAGACAGTGTTAGTCGGTGTTACTGATATTCCACAGGCTCAGTTAATCTCTGAGTATCTTACTGTACAGAAGAGAATAGCATTGGTCAGTAGCTGGATCGAAGCAGTAGATTCAGACACAGGCAGGGTTCACGGTTACGTCAACAGCAATGGTGCAGTAACTGGTAGGATGACACACAGTAAGCCTAATGTAGCTCAGGTTCCCAGTAGTCACTCACCCTATGGTGTTGAGAGCCGTAGCTGCTGGATAGCTGCTGAAGGCTACTCACTGGTCGGTATGGACGCAAGCGGATTAGAGCTTAGGATGTTAGCTCACTATATGGATGATGAGAAGTACACCTCTGAGATCCTTGATGGTGACATACACACAGCCAATATGATTGCTGCTGGACTTACGGATAGATCACAGGCTAAGACATTCATATACGCTTACTTGTATGGTGCTGGTGATGAGAAGATAGGCTCTATTGTAGGCGGTGGTAGGGCTGAGGGTGCCACACTTAAGGCTAAGTTCCTTGAGAATACTCCAGCACTGGCTGTGTTGAGGGCTGACGTAGAGAAACAGGCTATTAAGGGTAACATAGAAGGTCTGGATGGTAGGAGATTGATGATTCGATCTAGCCACGCAGCCCTGAATACCTTGCTACAGTCAGCGGGTGCCATAGTGATGAAGAAGGCATTGACATTGCTAGACCACTATGCTAAACTATGGGGTATAAGGTATAGGTTTGTAGGTAACATCCACGATGAGATACAGACAGAAGTAGAAGCCGGTAAAGAAGACGTATTTGGTAGGTTAGCTGTATCTTGTATACAAGCGGCTGGAACTTACTTCAACTTAAACTGTCCACTGGATGGTGAATATAAGGCAGGAAAGTCATGGGCATCGACACACTAGTAGAAGACATCTATAAATTAGTATCAACTAAAGAAGTAGGAGAGCATATTGACCTTGATGACGCGATTGAGAACTTTGGCGAGAACATTAAAGGGCTTATGCGTACAGAGTTTGGGGTACTTAAGGGCAGGGACAGCAGAAAGCTACGCCTATCGGCCATTGGAAGAACAGACAAGTACCTCTGGAACTCCTACAACGATACAGCAGGTGAAGAGCTTGAACCACACACCTACATTAAATTCCTATACGGACACGTCATCGAAGAGCTACTCCTGTTTCTTACAAAAGCTTCAGGACATGAAGTAACCTGCGAACAGAAGACCTGCCATGTAGCGGATATCAGGGGCAGTATGGACTGTAAGATTGATGGCGTAGTAACAGACGTTAAGTCTACCAGCTCATACGGCTATAAGAAGTTTAAGGATGGTACTCTTGCACAAGACGATCCATTCGGATATATTGGACAGATCAAAGCATACGCTCACTCAGAGAAACAAACTAAGTACGGCTGGCTTGCGATGGATAAACAGAATGGTCATCTTGCTTACTTGCTGTACGATGAAGAAGACAAAGACCACCCAATGTTTAAGTATTTAGATTACGATATAGTAGAGAGAGTAGAACACGTTAAGAAGATGGTTATGGGGCCAGAGCCTAAAGAACATTGTTACGCCACAGTCCCAGACGGGAAGTCAGGCAATACAAAGTTAGCTATGGGTTGCTCCTACTGTCAATACAAAGAACATTGCTACCCAAACCTACGGACATTTGCTTACGCCTACGGGCCTAAGTATTTAGTCGATGTAGTTAAACTACCACGCGTAGAAGAGACAATACCAGATGAGTTCTAAACGCCCAGTAAAGAAGAAGAGAAAGAGTATCGGTAAGTATCGTTCTGGATTAGAGAAGAAGTTTGCAGACGCATTACCATCTAAATTTATGGACTACGAACCATACGATGTACCTTACACTACATTCAGGAACTACAAACCAGACTTTGTCTATAAGGATATTGTACTGATTGAATGTAAGGGATTCTTCAGGGTAGGTGATACACAAAAGTACAAAGCAATTCGAGACATGATGAATGCAGCAGATACTGAAGCATCACAATACGCAGAATTAATCTTTGTGCTGTCTAACCCTCACACTAAAGTGAGAAAGGGTGGTAAAATAACAATGGGACAGTGGTGTGTAAAAGAAGGATTTAAACACTACACTTTAGATAACACAGATGAGTTGATTGATTATGTCACTGACATTTATTGAACTTAAACAAAGAATAATACAGGAGTATGATCCAGACCTTCTGTGTGATATACTACAAGTTACCACCGAAGAGCTTGTCGATGCACTGGAAGATAAGATACTGGACAACATTGAAATATTTGAGGAGTTAGACGACAATGAGTAAACTAAATGACGCATTAGAAAGCGAATGGGATTCAGCAGCATGGCGAGCTAGTTATGCGATCCATCAGAAAGAGCTTACCTTCGGTGATCACGTTGCAGCAAAGGCTATGAATAGACAAGTAGGAGGCTCACACTATAAAGATATGGCTATCCAACCTGTAGACTTCTGCATTCAAAATAAGCTGGGCTTTTGTGAAGGTAATGTGGTAAAGTATGTTTGTAGGTATAAGAATAAAGGATTAGC